ATTGTTTTTATCAGATGTTAAATCACAAGTTATGAACTCAGAAGATCCAACAAATTCATTTAAACAATTATATGAAAATAATAATGCACAAACATTTATTAAAGACACAGATTTAACAAAACTTGTAATAGAAACTTATAAGAATAAAATATCTAATATTGCTGTAGCTGGTGATATTAATTCTGATTATGACAAAGCTGTAAAACTTGTAAATCAAGTTGAGAAATTAACAAAGCCAGATGGAACAAAAGTTATAACTGACAAAAATTTATCAGAGTGGAATAGTTTCAAAGAAAAAATATTTAAAGAAAGAGGAAGTCATGAAGAATTAAAACTTAAAGCTAACAATGATGCTGAAGTTGTTAAATTTGAGACAGAACAAAATGAAAGAGTTGAAGGAAATTTTTATAATAAACTTTCTACTTCAACAACTGGTAGATCTGATCAGGATAAAAAAACAGCAATTTTAGCAACAGACGAATATAAACAAAGATCTTCTTTATATTTATCAGCTAATTCAAATTTAGATAATGCAACAAAAAAAGCAGAATTAAGAGATATAGCTAATGAAGTTATTAATAAATACGAAGCAGTAAATATAGATAAGTATTCTATCTACAGTAAAAACAATAGAGTTAATTATCATTTTTTATTTACTGAATTAGATTCTATGAAACAAGATTATCAAAATAATCCTAGTAAAGATCATCCATTAGCAAAAGAAGCGTTGAAGTTTGGTTATAAAGATAAAAGTGGAAATGCAGATATTAATGGATTTTTATTAGATCAATTGCCTGCTCTACAGAAAAAATTACAAAATTAACAACATGCCAACGATTGAAACAACAAATATAGTTTCAAAACAAAAAGTTGATACTCCTGTTATTAGTGAAGAAGTAAATAAACAGTTTCAAGATTTAGCAGTTAAAACTGATACCACTGAAACTCCAAAGACATTAAACCAAACTGATCCTGCTTTAGTTGATCAAGGAGCTATAAATGCAATACCAAAAGAAAAACCAAGAAATACATTTGACCCAAGAATTGAAAATTTTTTTAATCAGTATAGAGAAAATTTTCAAAGAATAGAACCTATTCAACCTGGTTTAGTTAAGAATCCTGAAAAAGATAGTGTTGGATTTTGGAATACATTAGGAGATATGGCTTTATCATCTGCACAAGGAATAACAAAAGGAGCTTATAATCAACTTACTTTTTTAACAGACACTGTTCTTCCAAATAGTGCATTAAATGTATTTGGTGGAGCTAAAACAAAATTTAGTAAAGAAGAAGTTTTATCTTTTAAAGATTTTACTCCAAAATTTGTAAATGAAGATGATCTTAAACAAATAAATAGTTCAGAAAATAGTAAGGCTCCAGTTTTTTATAATCCAAAAACATTAGCTGGAAATCTTACAGAATCAATGTCTCAATTTATAACTGGTTTCTATGGTCCAAATAAAGTTTTGAAAATGTTTGGAGTTGGTGGAACTTTTGGACTTTGGTCTTTAAGAGGAGTTACTGCAGGAGCTGTAACAGATTTAACTGTATGGGATCCTAATCAAGAAAGATTATCTAATTGGTTAACTCAATCTGATTCTCCTTTACTTAATAACGTTGTTACTAATTATCTTGCTTCAAATCCTGAAGACACTGAATGGGAAGGCAGAGTTAAAAACGTTATTGAAGGAATGCTTACAGGAACTGTTATTAGTGCAGGATTTAAAGGTGTTGCTTTTGGTGCTACAGGTGCAGGAAAATTAGCTACATTAGTTGGTATTAAATCTGTTAAAAAAGCAAATGGAATAGCTGACGTTGCTGAAAAACAAAAAGTATACGATGAGGCTGGTAAAGCTATTAAAGAATTAGAAGCTGGAAATATTGATGCTCCAATAGTTAAAATAAAAATTGCCGAAGGAAATCCTGCAATTAATATTGATAAACTTAATAAAGTTATTAAAATAGGTGTAGCAACTGCAAAAGAAGATTCAGAATCTTTTATTAAATCAATTTTAAATACAAAATCATTTAACAGTTCAGAACAAGTTATTCATACACTTGATACTGTTTCTGAATTGTTTTCAGCTGAACAAAAAGCATATTTAAAAAATGATGTATTAACAAATAAAACTGCAGAAGAACTTGCTTATCTTCTTGCTAGAGATAAAGAAGAAATATTAAAAATACTTCCACAAATTGCAACTCAAAGTGAACAGCAAGTAGTTAGAATGCTTGCTTCAAAAATAATCCTACAAGATTTAACTGAAAATATGATTAAGGTTGCACAAAATTATGTTCAAAAATTTGGTAAAGATAGAAATCTTTGGACCAAAGAAGCTCAACAAGAAATTTTAAAGTATGGTGAGATTATTAGAACCACAACTGTAGCTTTAAAAGACAATATAAGAAATTCAGCAAGAACAGTTCAAGCAGGAAATATTAAAGTTGGAAAATCAGGAACAAGATTTGATGCTGAAGAATTTGCTAACATTATAAAAGAATACGAAGGAGATGCTATAACTATTGCAAATAAAATAGTAAACGCAAAACCTGAAGAAGTTTTAAATATTATTGCAAAAACAAAATATCATAAAGCAGTAGAAGTTTATAACTCTGCAATGATTAACTCTTTGTTATCTGGAACTTCAACGCAAGAAGTTCAAATACTTTCTTCACTACATGAAATGATAATTAAACCATTAGAAATGATTGGTGGTGGAATAGTCAGAGGAGATCATAGAACAATAAGATTGGGATTTGCACAGTATCAAGGATTAATTCATAATTTTAAAGATACATGGAGAGCAACATGGTTAGCATTTAAACAATCTGATCCTGTATTAGATCCAAAAAACAGAACAATAGATAGTTTAGAAATTATAAATGGTAAAGCAGTTAAACCAATCAGTGGAGCTAATTTAGGATTTGATGGAAAAATTGGAACAGCAACTGATTGGATTGGTAAAGTAATTGATATTCCTTCTAGACTTATGGTTACATCAGATGAATTATTTAAACAAATGAATTACAGAGGAAGAATATATGCAAACGCTATAAACAATACCATGGAAAGAGGTTTAAGTATTTCTTCTAAAGAAGGAAAAGCAAACATTAAAAAAATAATGGATGAAGCATTTGATTTAGATGGTAGAGCAAATGTTAAAAATAACCCATCAGCTGCAGATGCTCTTAAGTATGCTCAAGAATCTACTTTAACCAATGATATTAGAGGTGGATCTTATGGAGACTGGGGTTCAAGTATTCAAAAATTTTTATTTGCTCATCCTAGTTTAAGATTTATGGCACCATTTGTTAAAACTCCTACAAATATTTGGCGTCATGTAGAAAATAGAATTCCTGTATGGGGTATTTACACAAAACAAATGAGAGAGATGTGGTCATCAGGAGATCCTAGAGCAAGAGCTGAAGTTATTGGAAGACAAATGTTTGGAGTTTCTTCATCGTTACTTGCATTAAATTATGCAATGTCATCTATCCAAACCAAAGATGGAAAAACTTTACCTTTACTTACAGGAAATGGTCCAGCAAATTTAGATGTTAAAAAAAGATGGATGGAATATGGATGGCAGCCTTATTCAATTGGTATGGTTAATAAAGATGGATCAGTAACTTATGTTCAATATAACAGAATGGATCCTAGATTTTATATATTTGGTTTAGCTGCAGATATAAAAGAAAATATAAATAATATAAATGATTACGACAAAGAAGCTGCTACATTAGGAATAGTTCTTTCTATTTATAAAAATACATTAGGAAAAGCATACATGAGAGGTATTGCTAATACATTTGAAACTCTTGCTAATCCAACTGAAAATACTATTCAATCTTTATTTGGAAAAATAGTTGGTAATGCAATTCCTTTTGGTGCTTTTAGAGGTGAGTTTGAAAAAACATCTTACGAGACAAGATCATTTCTTGATGCTGTTATACAGAGATCTTCTTTAGGTTCTGTATTTTTAGATCCTAAAAGAGATATCTTAACTGGAGATCCTATTAAAAAAATTAATGCAGGATTAACTTGGAATCCTGATGGTATAATATCTGTTTCTGGAGTAACTATGGGAACAGCATTAATTGGTAAATCTATAGATGTTAAAGATGATCCTATTAGATATGAATTGTTTAGACTTAAAGTTCCATTTAGACAGCCTTCTATTAAAAAAAGTGATGTAGATTTAACTGAAATAAAACAAAAAAATCAATCAGCCTATGATTATTGGATTGAAAGAATTGGTAAAACAAAAAATACTTCAGGAAGAACTCTTAAAGACAGATTAGAACAAGAGATAAATTCAAGTGGATATAAAAGACTTCAAGAGGGTGAGGATGGTAATCTAGGAGGTAAAGAACTTGCACTTAAAGATATATATGATGAATACAAAGATATTGCATATCAAGATATGTTAAGAAAATATCCAGAAGTTCAAAAAGCAATAGATTCTAAAATAACTACAAAGATTGATTTGTTAGGTGCTAAAAGAGAAGAGCTTAAACAAAAGAAATTAAATAAGTAATGATAGACACAAACACTAAAATATAATAAAGGAACTTTATGACAATATCCTCAACTACAGTTAAAGTCAGTTATTCTGGTAATGGCTCAACTACTGTATTTGCTTATACATTCAAGATATTAGACGATGACGAAATTCA